AGTACCTAGAGTTCCACGGAATGAACGTCCCTGCATTGCTTGCTCAACCTGAGCAGGGGTAGGGTTTGCTTCCCAGAATGCCTTACCCAGTCCCATGGCGTTTGCCTTCATGAAGAACATGTTCATTGCCTTAGGGTTGTCTGCAGTGATAACCAGCTGATCCCAGACGCGGCGCTTGTCGTGAGCTCCACCCTGAACCTCGTTAGTTACCTTGAACATTAGCTTGCCAGTCTGAGTGGTAGTTGCCTGAGCTTCGATTACCTTTAGCTCGTAGTCACCGTCTGGTAGCGGCTCGTAGTTGTTGCTAGTTGCTGCAGTTCCAGCCTGCTTCAGTAGTTCTGCGAAATTAACAGTTGTCATTATGTTTGGCTCCTTATGCCTTCTTGTTTGTTTCGGTCTTCTTCTCTCCGAAGACCATATCCAGCATGCGTTCGACTCCGAGGTCTCCCTGCTGTACTACTTTACCGAGACGTCCTTGTACGCGCTCTCCAGCTTCCCATTCTGGGGTTCGCTCCACATACATGCGGCGTACCTTGAATGGTGCCTGCATTGGGTCAGGATTAGGTTCCGTCTCCACTGTGATAGCTCCAAGGATGTCATAGAAATACGGGGCCTGAATTGCTAACTGACCCTGTAGATACGGGCGATACACTCCATCTTGACCCTTACGAGCCATAGCCGTTAGGACTACAGCTTCTAAAGGCTGGGTAGGGTGCATCGTGAGGTCGCGAAGGTCGCGAAGCAGTGCACCCATGTGGCGAAGCAATTCGCCCCACTGCTGCATCTTCATCTGTTCGGTTCCTGCAATATTGTCCATGCACTTAACCTGCAACTCAGAAATTGAGTCGATGATTAGGGACTTGAACTGGTGCTTACCAGATTGCAACCACTGGAACGCCTTCATGACAACGTCATAGTTATTTACTTTAACTACAACAGTGTCCCAGGTCCCGTCTGCCAATGGCGGTTCTTCGGTAAGTGGATCCCAATACTTGACATTGATTGGTAGGAAGCGGTGGCCTCCTTCAACATCGAGCATAAGACGTGGGTATGGTGCCGTGACTGCAAAGCTGGATTTACCAACCTTTGACTCGCCATAAACCATAATTGTTAAACTGCGATCGACGTCAGACATTACTCCTCACTTCCTTTCTTTTCTTCGATTCCGTAGTAGCCGTATGGGTCGGATGACTCAAACGAATCGCTCAGAGCGGCCTCTGCTGCCGAGCCGTCGTCAAACAGCGGGCAGATAGCGAAGAATTGGCACTTCCACTTGCAGTCCTTACTTGGAGTAGGGTATGCATTTCTATAGTGGCTCTCTCCGTTATCCAACGCGTCACGGACGCGAAGCATATCTTCGAAGGTACCTTCTAGCTGATCTAGAAAGGCACGAAGTGTAAATCTATTGTGACGAACTTCGATCTGGTCATAGAACGGTGGCTTAGCGTAAGCACCGCGCTTAACCTTACGAAGCATAGTGAAGATAGCACCATCAGTGCGTTCCCCATCCTTATTCTGAGCCTCTTCGAGGGTCATATAAGTCTTAACCTGCTCATTCATGTGAGCCATAGCGCCGAAGTCAGCAAAAGAACCACCAACGGTCTTAAAGTCACGAATCATACGAGCACCGTCAATCTTGCGACGAACACGCATATCAATTTTTCCCTGAAGAATTACTCGACCGTCCATCATTGGACGCTCTAGAATTTCTTCTGTAGAGATCATTTCAAGTTCTGCATCGATACCCTCGTGCTCTACCCATTCTAGGTAGCCCTCAAGCATTACCCGACCAAGATCTGCTTCGGTTTCTAGGCTAGAAGTATCGCGACCAGCATCGGTCATTTTCTTAGTGTCTTCACGAACTAGTTCAGCGTGCGCCTCTAGAAGGTCCTGCCCAGTCGAGTAGTGTCGATCTAGCGCCTCGTGGATGCGAGAGCCTAGAGCCAAGGCTCCAGTGAAGTCCTTCATCTTTGGCTTTAGACGACGGTAGTAGGTTAGCCACCAACGGCGTCTGCAGTCCTTAAAGGTCTGGATCTCCGAGTTGGAGATTCTGATTGGTTCTTTTGTCATTTAGGTAGTCCGTCCTTAAGCATGCTTAGTAGCTTTGCCTTATCTTTAACGATTTGCTCGAAATTGTCAGCTTTAGTGTCTAAGGCCTCAATCACTCGCTCTTCGATAGTTCCCTCAGTCACGTAGTCAGTAATGAGAATCGAATCATGAATCTCAGAGCCAATACGGTGAACTCGGTCCAGGGCCTGCTTGTAGTCCACAAGTGACCATGGTCTTTGAAGCATAACAAGTCTTCGTGCAGTTGTCAAGGTGACACCAACACCACCAGCTTGGGCAGTGAAGAGGATCCACTTAATACGACCAGCCTGAAAGTCATCAATAGCCTTCTGTCGCTCATCGCCTGATTGGGCACCAGTGATAAGCCCATGAGCAATGCCTTCTTTCGTCATACGAGCGCTCAGTAGGTCGATCAGCTGTCGAGACACTGCACAAACTGCAACAGAGTCATCTCCGAAGTCTTTGTTCTTAATGTCATCCATCAGAGCATCAACCTTACAAGAAGGGTCTGACAAAATTACCTTTTCTTCACCGTTCTCCTGGATCTGAATTTCTGCATAAGCATTAGCAAACTGCATCAGTCGAATCGCTTGAGTTAAGGGGTTTGGTGCAACAATGACATCACCAGAAGAGTCGGTAGACCCGTCTTTCTCCAGCATGACAATCATGTTCTCTAGCATCTGCTTGTAGGCTTTGAGCTGCTTAGCGCCCATTTCGACGTCACGTCTATCATTAATAACCTCTGGCAACCAGGGTAGAACACGAGCCTTTAGCATGCGGCGCATTCTAGGGTTTATACCAGAGTAGAACTCGGTCTCTTTTTCAGGCTTAAGGCCTAGGACCATCATTCCACCAAACGCGTTCATCATGGTGTTGACGTAACGGTCAATCCACTTTGTCTTTGATGGCCACTCGTTAGGGTCTAGCCAGTGAAGAATAGGCCATAGGTCCACAACATCATTGGCAATAGGCGTTCCAGTCATCGCGTAACGTACGTCAGCATTGCCAGTAGCGGCCCAAAGAGCGCGAGTCTGCTTAGACTTAGGGTCCTTAGAGCGGTGGATTTCATCGGCTACTACAGCCTTAAAGTCAATCTTATTGAGCTCTCGAACGTGTACTTCACAGCGATTAGCTGTGATACGGGCGTCGTGACCGCCGCAATCTACGCAACGAGCTAGCGCAATTCCGCCATAAGACAGCAACTTTGAGTGTGATCGTAGCGATTCCCAGTTGACGATGACCACGCAGTCGCCACTTTCCATAGCAATATCAAATTGCTTACGCTTCTGAACTGCAGAGCCCTTGATGACTACTACATTAGTTCCAGGCCACCACTTCTCAAATTCACGCTCCCAGTTACTTTTTAGGGTATTTGGACAGACAATCATTGCAGGGAATACCTGCTCGCCATCATCATGAAGTTTCTTAAGTGATCTAATGGCCTGAGCAGTCTTTCCTAGGCCTGGTTCATCTGCAAGAAGAGCACGACGAGCCGTGGTTAGGAACTCCACACCAGCACGCTGATGAGGAAAGAGGTCACTATTGTAGCCATCAGCGCCCACTTCATGGTTCTCGATGTCTCGAAGTAAATTAGATGGGTCAATTCTAGTAGTGCGCTCATTAGTAGCCCACTCAGCTAGTCCTGGTCCAATCTCTAGCTGCTCTTTGAATGTTGACCTAAGAGATAGGCAACCAGTCCAAGAAAGAGGGATAGTCCAAACCTGCGACTCCGCGCTCCACTTAGATCCAGGTAGGGAGCGACAGATCTCCTTAAGACGCCACTCAGCATTGATCACAATACGAGTCTTAGACGCATCTAGGTCTACATAAACTGCCAATTTGGTGCTCCTTTGTCATTTCGTATTTACTATATTATCAGAAAAATCTTTTGTCAACAACTTTTTTCTGATAATAGATTAATTATTTAGTAACCTTATCGGCTTCCAGCCAATTTTTACAAGTCTCAGTAGGGCGTGTCGGATTGCATCTAGTGCGTGACCTTCGCCTCCACGGTGCCAATACTCAAGCTTCTTAAGCTTTTCGTTAGTGAACATGGCCTTAGCATCTGCTGGTGATTGGAAGTAGATATCTTCCGCTGGGCGTCCAGCGTCCAACAGGCACTGCTTGAGGATACCAATCTGCTCTAGAGAGAACGGCGACTGAGTATTTTTCACGGTCTGAGCATTAATAGTGAAGCGCTCACAGACCACGTCCAGCTCGCCACCAAACGCCGCTAGAGCCTCTCTAATTGGTTTAGCATATTCGTGCTGCTGAACCTCTATAGACCACTCTAGGACTGGCTCAGAGCCGTTTTCGATGCTGAATAGGGCCATTCCAGTAGCTTTACCTGGGTCAACTGATAATACATACTTTTTAGGCATACTTTGAGCCCCAGTTCTCTAGTGGACCGTCTGCATCCGCAGTTAGCGGCACAGCCCAGCCCTCGGTTGTTGTCATGCACTTACGTACAAGTTGTTTGATCTCTTCTGCATCCTTACGAGGGGCATTGAGCACAATTTCATCGTGTACAGGGACAATAAGTAGGTCAGTTAGGTCAGCCTGGTCTAGTTTTACTAGATTTGACTTAAATACCTCTGCAGCACCGCCCTGAATTAGGTAGTTAACGAGAGTATAGACACGGTCATCATCACAAGGGATGCGGCGACCAGTCCAAGTGGTAACATAGCCCTGGCCTTCAGAGTTCAGACGCTCAGTGCCGCGCTGCTCTACTGCTTTCTGGAATGCCTGCATCCCAGGGAATCGAACATCGAACTCATTAGATACGAGACGCATCTGCTCTTCTGGTACACCCGCAGTTAGGGCCTGTTTAGCCACTCCAGCGCCGTAGAGGCGTCCGTAGACTACTCCCTTGATAAGTGCTCTACGCTTGTCAGACTTCTGCATAGAGGGGTCCTGATAGATCTCGCGACCAATCTCAGTGAACGGGTCTGAACCAGTAGCATCTGCCAGATTAAATAGCTGTATTAGGTTAGGATCCTGAGATAGAGAGGAGAACATGCGGAACTCAACCTGGTCAAGGTCAGAGGTGATGATTACATGGTCATCATCCTTAGGGAGGAATGCACGGCGTACCGTATCATCACCCTTGGGGAGAGTCTGCAACGCTGGGTTCTGGATAGACATACGTCCAGTACGGGCACCCATCGTATTGATAGAAGGGTGGACATATCCACCAACGTTATCATTGATAAAGTTCAAGAAGTATGTAGATGCGAGCTTGCCAGCCTTGCGATACTGAAGCGTGGTCTCTGCAAGCTGCTTAACTTCGGAAGAGCCATTGATCTTTAGGAGCTTAAGCTGGTCAGCTGACGCGGACTTTGCACCTTTATCAGTACGCTCTGTAATTTCAGCACCCAGCGACTCGAATGCGGTAACTAGTTGCTGGTTACTGCCAATAGAGATGTTGTAGGCTCCAGTAGCCCAATCACGGACCTTATCGGTATAGTCAACTAGTTCTTGGTATTTCTTCTTTGAATAGTCGAGGTCTAGACGCGCACCATTGAGCTCCATCTTGGTGACAATGCGGCGAGTATTCATTTCAAGCTCGTAGGCCTGGGAGTATGGACGCCCAGGGGCACATTTCTCCCAGAATTGCTCAAACAGGCGCATAGTTAGGACAGTATCCAGAGCACCATAAGACCAGTAAGGCTGATAATTGATAGGGACAGTCCCCCAGGTCCAGCCGTTATCCGTCAAACCGTAGTCGAGAACAGACTGTAGAGCAGCAGCAGTCGGATCAACATATTGCTGTGTAAGCTTCTTAAGCGCACCAGTGCCTAGCGGATCAATGACCTTAGCCATAATCATCGTGTCATGAGCGCGATGCCAAGGCATCTCGAACTCCGACTGGATATCGAACCATTTAGCTTCAAAGGCAATATTGTGACAGACAAGAGGGCCGTCAAACTTATTCATCGCCTCGTAGAAGACGCCCTTCCACTGATCCCATGGGATAGACCAGCCAGTCATGCCATCGCCAACCTGAACTAGACGTAGACGACCGTGCCAAGGAGATAGGGCATCCTTGCGAGGACGACCAGGGAGTTCACCAGTTTCAGTGTCAATTGCAATCGCATTTAAGGGGCGACGCTCTCCTAGCCAAGATATAAACTTCTCGGCATTTGCTACAGAGTCAACTAGGTTGAGCTGCACTTCATTTAAAACATTTGTCATTTTTGTCTTTTCTTGTCGTTATTAAACAGTAGCAGGTTTATGGAATTATTTCAACTCTATAGATACTGGCAACTCCAGCATCAGCCTTCGAAGCATCTTCAAGTAGTCTCTTAGCAACACCAGTAAGGTAGCGGGCTCCGTTGTCATCAAACTTGTATAGAGCATCTAGAACTGCTTCAGCCTTATCACTAATCTGCGCCCAGTTTCTATACTTTTCTGGGAAGACTAGGTCTAAATCGTAGTCTGGATCGCACTCTTCGCAGGGCACTGCCCCGCTCTTGAGGTCATGTCCTGACTTCTCTTGGAGACCATATTTGCTGACTAAAGTGCATGCTGCACCATGAAAAATGAGCGACACCCCTACCCTAGATAGAATATATGAACCAGACTCGGTCTTATATAGCTCAAATTCAATCCATCTATAGGCATTTCGCCTCTGAGAAGATGACTTAGCCAATAGTTGCCCATTGAACTGAAGTACTCTATCTCCGTCTCTAACTTCTAACATTGTCTCTCCAAATAATTAATGCTAAATACGCGACTATTTTGTCGTAGCACTATTATTCAAGTTTATCTGCTCTTCAAGCATGGCAGTTTTTTGTCTCTCCAGGTCTAATAGGGACTCTAACTCTAGATTCATTAAGGTCACTGCAGAGACTCTTTCTCTAAGTTTTACTACCATAGTGGCATAAAACTCAGCATTATTACGTATCTCAGATAGGTTATTTTCAGATATCATCAGTTTCCTCCATTGAGTCTTAGTATCAGTGCTACACCAATGTCTAGCACTACACTAAGGCCAGAACCTAGGGCATATCCAGCATTAGAACTAGACACACCTTTATTTAACGTTTCTAACGTGGGATCATACCCTAGCATTGAAGATATTTCTCCCTGAAATAGGGCTTTTGAACTAGAAAAGAACTCCACTACTCCCGAGTCGGGTATAGAGCTGGCATATTCTGCAGGGGGGACCTCCACGGAAGCAAGTATCTCGTTAGCCTCCGACTTAAATTCTTTTACTGGCGTTACTCTCGCAATATTGCCACTAGTATCTCTTAAAATTTTTAATGAGTATTCCCAGTTCATTCGCTCAATCTACTTTCTAGTTCAACAACTCTTGCTCTTAGGTCTCTAATAATTGGGGTTAGTAGTACTGGAATCTTCATATAGTCAATGGCGGTAGGGTTACCATCTTCATCACGTAGGACTAATAAGTCAATACCTAAATCATCTACTTCTTCTGCAATTAATCCTAACTGAGTATTTAGCTTCTGTCCACCAGGATTTTTATATCTAAAAGTAACTGGGTTGAGATCTAAAATCCTAAGATCCATAGGGTAGTTAGCTATATCATCCTTACTAGTTCTAGTAGACGTAACAACCACATTCTTTGTCCTGAGTGTCATGGTGCCAGTATCAGCATGCAAAAGAGCGGCAGTTTTAGCTGCAGTAGTTGTAGTACCGCTTCTATAGGTCTCGTCTGCCCAAATACCGAAAGCAGCTGGATTATTTGTAAAAATCCTAAAGCCAGCGCTTGCCCCCGTGCCAGCATTGCTTAATACTGCCACCTCTCCACCATTGAAAGTGATCCCGCCAGCCAATCCAACGCCACTAGTAAAGTAAGAGTACCCATACGAAGATAGCCCGCCATATACACTAGTGCCACTACTAGCGCTTATAATAATTGCGCCAGTAGATCTTAGGTAAGTGTCAAACGTGCCTCCGCCTAAATTGACATAACTAAGTGCATTAGCAATTTCATCTGCCCCGTAGGCCATGTTGGACCACTGGGAGGTTCCCATGATGCCAGTTCTACCGCCTGACTGATAGAAAGAAAGCCCAGTTACAGTGACATTTCCGTTATAGCCAGGAACAACGTGGTCACCTAAATAGATACTTCTAGCAGGTGCTCCTGAGGCGTCTGTCGCAAAAGTAAACGAGGTAGTTACTGAAACTTTATCGCCAGTGATCGTGCGGCCAGTGATTTTTTCGGCAGTTACAGCACCTACATCCAGCTTTTCGGTAGTAATAGCATTAGCTTTTATGCTACCTGCTTCAATTGTTAGTGCTTTTAGTAGACCACCAGTTATCGTGTTAGCAATTATTGCATCGGAGGCAGTGATAGAGCCATCTACAATTTTCGCTCCGCTAATCACTTTGCCAATAATGTCAGTATCTACCAACGGGGTTATCTGAGAAGAAGACTGAGTAGAGGCAAGGCTAGATTGACCGCTAGTATCTCGCAAGACAAACTTGAAGTAGTAGGTTACTCCATACGTAAGATCTGAAAACTGGGAAAAATTATTTTTAGTCGCAGTTATAGTCTCTTTAAGAGTGGAGTCACTGGGAGTGAAGTTGCTAGTAGTACTATAGTGAACCTGTAGATACGCTGCATCACCAGGCGGCAAAGTCAAGGGGGTTGTGTCTAAGTATCCATCCCACTTCACTGTCATGACACCTAATCTAGATATCAATGTTGGAGCACTGGGTCTAGCACTGGTTAGAGTAGTTGTCTTAGTTGCCGTAGTTATGTCAGTAGTTACTGGATCAGAGTCCTGTAATCCACTATCAAATGCAGTCAACTGAAAATAGTACTTCTGATTCTGCTCAAAAAGAACATCACTATCAAAAGTATATGAAGTTACTTGATCTTTAATTACTTTAGATTTCCATGCCTCATTGACAGTCTTGCGCCATTTGATGGTGTAGCCAACTAGGTCATCTAAAGTCTTACCTGCCTTAGTTAGGGTAGGCGGGGTCCAACTTAGTGTAATTTTTGACAGCGGCAGGACTGAGTTTGTCCCAACTACCACGCCCTCGCTAGTTGCGCTAAACCCACTAGGAGCAGCAGGAGGATCCCCGTCTCGTACAGGATTAGCTACAGAAGAGTAGTCAATCCAGCGTAAGCCATCCCAATACCAAGTCTTATTGTTAGCACTATCAGCCCAAGTCGCACCCTCTCTTACATACTTATGCGCCATAGGGAAGACATACAGAGTTCCAGTGACTACTTTAGTGTTAATCGGGATATCAAGAGCAGTAGATAATTCATAGGTGAGAGTCGTGCTCGTTACCGTAGCTACCTTGTAGATTCCATCTAGGCCAAAGAGGATTGGTTTCTCAACATTTAGATCTACAGATATAACATCATCAACTTTAAATTTATGCGCTGCTGAAAACGTTATAGTTACAGTAGATCCAGTAGCCGAGTAAGAGTACATAGCTTGCTTACCGCGTAGCTGGCGCATAGATGACCATGTAGTTGGAGTAGCAGTTCCAGGGCTATATGTATATGTATTAGTTATGCCAGCATCTGGAGTATGGCTGTATGAGGGCCTACTTGTCCATGGAGATATATCAGTTCCCGTCACCTTGAAGGAGCCCGATACCTCTATATCTCCAGCCGAGGTATAGTGAATTCCAGATACCTGAATAGAGTCACCAGTAGCTAGGCCTATATCTGCTTCAAACATTACTTCTACATAGTCAGCCTTGAGTCCAGTAGCTTTTTTAGGGTATAGCCAGGCTGAAGCAACCCTAGTCCACTGATTAGGTGCATCAGGACTAACGATCGTTGGGCTAGTCTCTGTTGGAGTAGTTCCAGCAGTTACAAGCGAGCTGATTTGGGCCTGAGTCAGTAGGCTCACTGGGCGCAGCTCTACTGAACGGACACGCTGATCCATTCGATTCATAAGAGTTGTTAGTTGGCGTCTACGACGTCTAATTCCCATTGAATACCTTTCCATCGATAACCACAACGCCGCTAATAGGTATTGTTGGTTCAGTGACTAGCTCGAGCTTAACTTCTTCAGGATAGCTAGGAGCATCAGGAACTGACACACTATAGCTGATTATCTTTCTAACTAGGACACCATTGTCGGTGCCATAGTCCTGCTCTAGGTAGCTATCAGCGCGTAACGATACGAAGTCATCATTCAACTTGATCGCACACCAATCCCCTGGGGAGTACGTACCTAATTTAGGGTGCACTGATCCATTTACTGAGATTGCAAAAGTACTGATAGGAGGTACAGAGTCACCAAGTAATCGAGCGGCTTGCTTCCAAAGAACTGTCTCGTCATCGCTATCCATGTCCTGAACATGGTCTAGTATTGGCCATCCCTGTCTAAGTAGTTTATGGTTTGCAGCAGCAGAGTATGGCTGGCTAGCTTCAGCAGATAGATTAGAGTCCTTACCCTGAACAAAGAATCTCGTAGCAGCATCATCTGCATTTTCTTCAAACGTGGCTGCTCTAATATTTCCAGGGTACTCGAAGACTAGATTCTCAGCACCATATGCGCTAGCTGGAACTGCTCCAGTCCAACCAGACCCTACAGTAGCTAGATAATTTTTTAGACTTCCAGGCACCAAAGGTAGTAGGGTAAAAGCTTTTTTAAAAGAATTAGTGGCACCGTCATAGCTGACATCAATTCGATATTCAAAACCATTAGTCTTAGTTGCGTACTCATCTAAGATATCTGTAACAGTACGTAGCTGGAATCCACGGATAATTGGATTTTTCTGGCTTGCATCAGCATCAATTGTTTCAATCTGAGAAATATCAAAACCTAGGTCGCCTAGAGTAGTGTACTCACCAAAGGTGCTGTACTTGATTGCACCAACTCTAGTAGCTCTAGGTGGATATGTGGTACTAGTACTATCAGTCACACTGAGCGCGATGTCATCTCCGCCAATTACGGCTTGAAATGACGTAGAAGATGTTGGAGTACCGTAAACAGCAGTGTAGCCATCGATACTTTCTCCAACATTTTCCACAAATATGATATTTTTGTCAGAGAGCCCGTGTGAAGAAGTGGTATTGAATGTTACAATATTACCTTTACGCTGATATGACTTAATTGTCACTACATGCTCTGCTACCGTGATGGATGCATTAGAGCCAGCATTAGCATACGTAAACGAGTAGTCATCTAGTACCTCAGAAACGATAGCTTCTAGCGTATCGAATCCAGACCCAATGTCAGTGATATTCACTTTTTGTCCAGGAACAAGTTCCTGCTTCTTAGTGGTAGTAATTGTAGCGATGTTACCACTACGAGAGGCGGTCTCAACGACATTGAATAAGTCAACACCAGGTCTAATTAGATCATTAGCAAAGTCAAAATCAGCTAGGTCAGTACGAAGTTCTTTGAGGAGATCATGGACATACTGGTATGGGCTCTGACGAGTTTCCACCGTAGCTAGAGCTGTAATTTTTAGGTCAGGTATAGTTTTTGTTTGTCCAGTAGCATCTACAAAAGTTCCAGCGCTAGTGAATACTGACCTACTATCTGATGTCAGAGATACAGTATCCACAGAGAAGTAGCCATTGAAGATTCTATTTCCCTCACCGAAATCAACCCATACTGCTTCTCCAACAGTAAATGCATATTGGCCAAAGTCAAGAGTAATAGTTACAGTACCACCAGAACTAACGATTGATGCTTGATACGCGCTATTCCAAGTCTTCCAAACTACTCTACGAGATAGATAGCTAGTAAACTCGGCTGCCGATACAGATACAGTTTTATCGATTAAATTATAAGTTCTTCCCCAAATAATGCCGCCCCAAACACAAACTCCATTGCGAACTGCATAGACTGCAGTCTTACCAGGGAGCGTATTTTCATAGATGCTCAGGTTATAGGTCTCAGGGGTTACTGCAATATCACCAGAAAAGGACCCTGGCTCAGTTAAAGAGCGGGTATAGGATACAGATTTAAATGGTACCTCTGCTAATACAGCACCAGTCATGAGGTCGCAAACGAAGTATCGATAATCTACTAGATCAATTGTCGATTGGGAGCTTAATGGCATATCGTCTTTACCTCTGTCTTTATATACCTATAAGTTTAGCAGTTATCCGATCCAGCCAGATCTCCAGAAAACTCTACATGAAGCACTAGATCCAGAAGGGGTAGAGGTATCTTTGAACTCAATGGTGTTAACCCCTGGGTCCAAATACATCCAATCAACTAAAATTGCACCTTTAGCTCTACCGTTTGTAACAGTCTCGCCTTCTACTAAGAGAATTTCTCTATTTCTAGTGTCAATTTCTAGACTCTGAGCTGACGTGGTAGATCCAATAATACTTATTATTTTATTGGTAGTAGTATTTTTTATAGTTGTGGGTGCATTGATAGTAGAATGCAGAGCACCAGAAGTTGCAAATACCACAGGGACGGGGGTATTGCCAGCATTAGTGATTGTAGTGGAATGTCCAGAGGCAATATCTACATAATCATATCCATCAGGATTACCATCAATATATGCATATTTAATAGGATCTACAGCCTTAAAACCAACCGAGAAATCAGTCCTACCTCTAGCTTTTACAGTAGAGATACTAGGGGTACCACTTAGACGTACATACGCTGCTTTAGCTGGCGTCTCATTTACCACTAGCCATGCTCCCGTTTTTACCAAATTAACGGCTTCTAGTAGTTTCTGTCTAGCTGCAGGAACTTGGCTAGGATCCTGAGTCAGGAATGACCCAGACAAAGTTATAATCCTATTACCATAACGCCCTAGGGCATCATACGAGCCGTCTCCCCATCCGCGAGGTAGGTCTGGTATCTCGGAATCAGGAAGGTTCCACCAACCTTCAATATCAGCAACTACCCACACTACCCCATTGCTATCAATAGTATTCAGTACTAGCTCATTGATTTTTACATCAGCCTGAAGTTTTAGTCCAGATATATAGGGCTTTGGGAGCGGAGTTAGGGCAGTGTTGACTAGCTTATTTTCTGTTGATTGCAAATCAACAGCAACTGGTGGTTCATAGTAATTAGTCATTATAGACCGCCTCTACGCATCTCGAAGGCCAGTTTACGGGAGACAATCTCAGCTAGCTCCTTCTCATTCATACCCTGTGAAGGGTATACATTTATAGTGGTACCCTTGCCACCGCCACTAAGCTGAGCAATCATTGCCTTATCGCGAGCAGATAAGCCATTAGGGTCCAGAGGCTCGATACGCTCTGGCTTACCAGCTTCAGCTACATTCACAATAGACCCACCAGCAGATGGCATAACAGTTCCACCATCAGCAAGTTTAGGGAACTTAACCTTACCCAGCGGGCTTAGCTTAATGTTAATTGCACCACCAGTTGCGGTCTTAATACCAGCTAGCACCACATTCAGGGCTCCAAGTAGTCCGTTGATGCCATCAATCATCCAGTTGATTGCACCTTCTAGGACGCCCATGACGGCGTTCATAACGCCCTTAAAGATGCCAGCAATACCTTGAAATACGGTTGCAAATAGCTGAGCTAGCCCCTGGAAAGCTGGACCAACTACAGACTGAATAATTTTAACAATAGCTGTGAATATTTTAACAATTCCAGTCAAAATAGGGGCAATTATCCCGATGGCTGCAGCTAGTACTCCAGCAATTACACCAGCAATTCCAATTATTACCTGTATAACTGGAGTAAGTACCTGAACTAGTGTCTCGATTATTGGTATCAGTAGTTCTGCAATAGCAGATATTAAAGGCATAATTGCAGAAATTATTACTTGAATAGATGGCATGAGAGCATCAATCAAGCTACTGACTAGATACATAATTGTAGGTAGTAAGTTAGTCACTGCATCCATAATTTGAGTGAATACAGGTACCAACGAGCTTATAATCATGCTAACTACTGGTAGTACTGCCTTCATAATCTGACCAAAGACTGGTATTAGCTCTTTCAGTAGAGTAGCCACTAGCGGCAGTATTGCTGCAATAATTTGGCCAAATGCAGGGACCGCTACCTTAACTAGCTCGCCGATGAACGGGATTATATCCCTAATAACTCCACCAATTATGGGAATTATCTCCATCAATGTTGGTAGTATACCCATTAAAGCATCGGTTACTGTTTTGCCCAGGTCTAGCATTACTGGCATAAGCTCGGTACCTAGTTTACTGAACATACCCATGATGGCACCACCAAGAGCAGATAGCTGCTTAAACATAGCATCCATCTGCCCACGGGCTTTATCATTTGTTTGATATAAGACTGCTAGTCCAGTAGCTATAGCAGCTACAATTGCAACAATTGGTCCAGCAACAGGGCCAAACATTGCAAAGCTAGCGAATAAGATTCTTCCAACTTTAAGAGCGGCCCCACCTAGTACACCAAGTGCTAGGCCAAAAGCAGTTACCTTAGAGATAACGTTGAGTACCGACTTGACAGTGTCATTTTCTAAGAATGCAGACACCTTTTCTGCAACAGTATTAAGTGTCCCGAAGAAAACCTTTATTGCCCCAGAATCCGCTAGAACTGCACCGATCTTTGCAAGACTCACTACTAGCTTAGCTAGGCTAGGTAGAGCTAGGACACCATTCTTTGCAATCTCTCCCAGGGCAGGAGCTGCACCCTTAGCAATGTCAAAAGCTTGCTTAAGCTCCTTCATTGCTCCAAGCTTTAGAATTTCAGTGACAATAGAGCCAAGTAGTCCAGCTAGAGCAATGAAATTATCGGATACATCGCTAAACCAAGATTTAAGCGCTCCAGCGCCACCTACAGTCTTATCTAGATTTGCAAACTTATCTGTAGCTGACTGTAGCCAGGTCAGTAGCTTATCTCCGCCAGACCCAGGTTCAAAGTTGGCAGAAATTATTTTGCCAAGCCCTTTAAAGATATTCCCGAAGACCTTACCGAACCCAGCCGCTATTTCTCCAGCTCTAGTGAAGAATTTTTCTAGATCACTAGTACCATTTTTAGTTGCTGATTTAGCATCCAAAAACTGAGTAAGAGCAGTAGTTTTACTACTTAAGAATGACGTGAATTTTCTAGTTATAGGCTCTGCTGCCTTAAGGACAGTTAAAAAGCTGCCTAGGAGATCAGTTGCAATAGACCCAAAGTCACCAATAGTTTTAGCTGAGCTAGATAGTGCACTACCTATTAGGCCAATACCCTTCGAGCTATTTACAAAAGTGCCAACTTGTGTTGAAGCCCCGCCGAGCGCCTTACCGATCTCAGAAAAACCAGACTTAATGGTAGTAAAGCTATTACCCTTAAATAAGTCATCAATTTGAGTACGCAGGGCT